CTTGCCACGTTTCTTCCTGCAATACTTCCAGAACTTCCACGTTTTCCAGCTTGAACGTGTACGTTGCGCCGGGGTCATACGTGCCCGCCGCCCAGTCCGCCCGGAACTTTTCAAAATCGCCCTTGTAGGCGCTGGGCAACATACCGGGGCCGCCCTTATACTGTTCCGCGTGGTACATGGCGCACATAACGCGATCGTCCACCGCCTGCGGCCAGTTGAACAAATGCCAGCAGCTGTGATCGTCATACCACCAGGAAGAAAGCGTGATTTCCAGGCCGTTAAAATACTGATCCGCTTTCTGCATGGCCTTAAAGTTGTTCACCGTGAAGCCCTGCCCCCGGTATTCCTCCCGGTACGCCTGCCAGGGCCGGGCCGGGATATTGATCCGCGCCCGCACCACGCGGGGCGTGTATGTCTGGTTTGATCTATCTTCCATTGCCGTTCCTTCCCAGCCTATCCGCGATCCGCAGAATGGCTTCCATTGATTCTTTTATGTTCCTGTCTGTGCTGGCGGTTATCTTCAAAACCTGGGCAATGTCCCGCAATTCCTGTTCCGTTTCCAGCACCGCCGCCGGGCTGTACTTGTCCATGCAGGCCCGGCACATTTGCGATCCATCCGCGATATGAGCGCCACACAGCACGCAACGTTCCGCCGCCACCGCGCCTACCTCCTATCTTCCATTTCAGCAGGTAAAGAAGCTGTTTTATGTACGGGTGTTTCTGCCTGTATCCCACTACTGCCAGCCCTCCAACTTTTCCACGCGCCGTTCCAGGTTGTGCGCCCGCTCGATCAGGTCAAACACGCCCTGTGGCGTAAGGCCCGTTTCCTCGTACCTGTTCAGCTTCCGGGCGGCCTGCGTAACGGTTACGCCCTTGCGCAAAACCGCCTTGCCGCTCCCGGCGATCTCTGTCAGGGTTTGGGGCTTCTTCCGCTGCGGCTGTGTCTTCCGCTCCCGGCCCGCCCCTGCCTGCGGCATTGCCTTTTTCATGTAGCTATAGCCGGGCACGTTCTGCCGCATGATACGATCAATACTCACCGTTTTTCCTCCCTTCTTCCAGCGCTTTTTCTGCTTCTTCCCGTGTCAGGAAAAATTCTCCCGGTTCCAGCGCATATAACCAGTTTTCAGTTTCCGTGCAAAGGTCAAATACAGGCTTTCCCGTTGTCCCGCCGATCGTTACATGGTCAATCTGTGCTGAAACAACCCTTCCCCCGGCGTACTTCCTCCCCTTGTGTACGGTTTCGATATAATACACCGTATCCGTAACCCGGCACGGAAAAACCACCAGTTGCCCGGTCACTTCCGCCGCCTTGTAGTCTGCGAACTTCGCGGCCATTTCCCGGTACATTTCCCGGAAGTCCGCAATTTCTTCCGGTTTCAGCCCCGTTTCCCGGTATGCTTTCAATTCCACCAGCCATTCCGTCAGTTTGTCATGCTGATATGCACAATCCCCGTTCTCCGCCCGGCATCCCTCCGCCACTTCGCGGGCGTGTGCAATGGCTTCGTCGATGGTCATGGCCTTCCGCTCCTTCCTACGGCTCCACGTCCGCGCCGCACCGCACCGCCAGCCGCCGCAGTTTGCTTTGCTGGTACGCCGCTACAGCTTCCGCGCACCTGTGAAGCACCTTCATTTGTTCCAGCATGATTTCCACGTCTGCAATTTCTTCTGCGATCTGTTCGGTGTTGTCCTTTCCTCTGGCGGCCTTGCAAAGTTCCTTTTGCAGTTCGGACATTTCTTCAAATACCATCAGCGTTTGTGCATCCGCACCCCAGGCGGCCAGGGCGGCCCGGTAAATCTTCTGTTCATCCATTCTGCACCACTCCTTCCCGCTGCGGCCCTGCCATCAGGTTTACCAGCTTCCCGCTGTTGTCCAGTTCGTAGACAAAGCGCACCTGCATTTCCTTCATGGAGTGAAGCGCCACAATGTCCGTGATCGTATGTTCCCGCCCGGCTTCGTCCCGGATTTTGTCCCCCAGTTCAAACGGGCAACGGGCGTTAAACGCTGCGAACTTCACCGCCTTTCACCCCCTACAATTCGCATGAACTGAAACATAAACGCTTCATCTTTGAAGCCGCGCATATCGGTTCCCATGTTTATACCCCTCCCGCGCTTTCCACAAAGTATTTTGCATACACGGTTCCCATATCGTCCAATGTCTTACAGGCGGAATAATCAGCGCCGCCCAGGGCCGCGTCCAGAGTGGTTTTCAGAAAAGCCGCGTGCTTTTCTTTCGGTTCCCGGCGTATGATCTCAAACAGGCAGTTTGCAGTTACCACCCCCACAACCGTTTGCAGGGCCGTTTCCAGCCGTTCAATCTCTGCGGCTTCTTCCGCGTCCCGCTCCACGGTTTGCAGCTTGTCCCACAAGCGCTTCTTTGCGGCCCCCAGCGTGTCCCGTGCTTCCACCGTGGGCGGGCTTACCGGGTCAAGGAACATACAGGCCCCGTTGAACTTCACCCGGTATGGTTCCAGGTCTTCCGCCGTCATGTACTTGTGTCCGTAGATTTCCTGCATGGATCGCCAGACGGGCCAGGGGATAAAGGCGTACACATTCCCGATCCCGGCGCACACGCCCGCTTTTGCCCCGGCTTTCCAGTGCTGTTCCAGGCTGTCCCACTGTTCTGCCGTCAGTACGGTTTGCGCCAGCTTGTCCGTGCTGGTGTACTTTGCTTCAAAGCAGATGGAGCGCCCGCCAGACAGCGTGCCCATGAAGTCCGGCTGTGCGTGGGCAATGAAGCGGCCCTTAAAAATGCCCCGGTCTTTCTTTTCCAGCACCATAAACGGTTCCGGCATTTTCTCCACGTATGCGATCCCCTTCTGCTTGTAGACGGCGCACGCGGTCTTTATGAAGCCCTCAAAGAAATGCCCCTGGGAATTGTTCTTCTTTCCCCGCCAGCTGTCCAGCGCTTTTTTTCTTTGCTTGTCGTTCATCCCTGCTGCCCTCCTTTTTCCCGCCGATCGTACAGCGGCATATACCCCAGCCAGTTACGGTTCAGCACATAGGCCGCCGGGGCTTCATCTTCCGCCGCCGGGCATTTCAGCTTCATACAGGCCGTTTTGCTGTACAGCCCCGGCGGAACGTCCGTATAGGACGCATACAGCGGCTTCCCGGTCGCTTCGGCTTCTTCCCGGCGTAATGATGCGGCCATCCGCTCCGCCACGGTTCTTCCGCGCCTTTTCTTCATTTCTGCGGCCCCCTCTTTTCATCGAACCAGGTTGCTTCCATGTCCGCAAGATGCAGATGCAAGGCAAGCGGGCATTTCTCCCACGCCTGGGACAAGCTGCGGCCCGCGCCCGCTCGACTGTCAAAGGCTCCCATATGCCAGGAAATAGCCGTGATTTCTTCATCCGTCAACGGCATATGCCGCAGAATCAGGATCACGGACTTTTCCCCGTGGCCGATCGGGAATTGCTCATTGTGGCGGTATCCGTCTTCTGTCTTTTCGTACAGATGGATCTTGCACACGTCATGAAGCAGGGCGGTAATGGTCAGCGTGTCCATATCCGCCGCCGGGCAACGCTTCACCAGCCGCCGAAACACATTCAAAGAATGTTCCAGCAGGCCGCCCGCATAGGCTCCATGGTATTTTGTGCTGGCCGGGGCCGTGTAGAAGTCCGTGCTTTCCAGCCATTCCAGCAGGTCTTGCACGCCGTCCCGCTCCACAAATGACAGCAGGTGTATAAATTCCTGCTTCAATTCCTCCGCGCTGGGCCGCTTTTGCTTCTCATAGACAAGATCAGCGTCTTTGCCGTTCAAGTCCATTCCGTCTTCAATCAGGAACTTTTTGCCCAGCCTGTGCGCCAGTTCGATTTCGTAGCCCATCCCTTCCGAAATTCCATAGCGCCCACCGATCATGATATATTCGCACGGTTCCAGCAGGCGCAAGCCCGCTTCCGTCCCCAGGGCGCGTTCCGCCGGATCGTTATCGTCCAGGGCCTGCGTTATGTACAGATGCGGCGTGATCGGCACCAGTCCCCGCCGAACGGCCCGCCCGGTCAGTTCCTGGGCATACTTTACGTTGCGGGCCACGTCCCCCCGGTACGGGCTGCACACGTAGCACAGTTTTTCTTCCATTAGTGTTACCTCCTTCACATTTTCGGCCCACGGAAGATCGCCAGCATGGACGGGAAGGGGGCCGGGTCTTTCCCGCCGCCGAACTTCAAGCGGCCTTTGATAAAGCGGATTTCCGCCCGGTTCATGATGAAGTCATGAAAATAGGTTGTATCCGTTCGGGCCGGGATCAGCAGCACCACGATCGTTCCATCCTTGCACCCTTCCCGATAGCACTTTTCAACCCATTTGTACAGCACCCGGCCATAGGGCGGATTGCAAAATACCCTGTAGCCCCCCCAGTCCTGGGCCAGCCCGTCTTCCGCTTCCGTGAAATACTTTTCGCACTTGTGGTTTTCATCGTTCGCGCACGGGTCAAGCGTGAAATTAAATTCAGCGTCCAGGCTGTCAAAGAAGTCCTGCGGCGTGGCCCATACTCCCGTTGCGCTGCTGAACATTACTTCTTTATTCACGTTTCTTCCGTCCTTTCTTGCTTTTCTGTTTCTTTTCTGGCTTTTTCCACATTTTCAAGTAGATATGCCAGCCTGTTTCTTCGTAATATTCCGGCTTTATTTCCGTGATCGTGTAGCCGGGGAACTGCTTCTGGAAGAAGTCCCGCCCCTGATCCGTTGACTTTGCCAGGGCTTCAACCTTCTTTTTCGTGTGCTTGTGGTCTGCTGGCGGCTGCTCCACGGGCCGTATAAGGTTCCTGGAACTGCTCCACCGCTTTTTCCCTTTCGGGTTCTTCAAAACGTACTTACAAAGGGCTTCAATGCCGTTTTCGTTGGTCTGGATACGGTCAGCGTTGGCGTAGCCCATCCGCTCCACTGTATCCCCGTAACTGTGATCCGCGTCATACTTCCGCCAGTTAATCCGTTCCGCCGTCCACATCATTTCCACTTCGTCCCGGTCAAGCCCGGCGTTCATAATGACATGGTGGTGGATACGGACGGGGCGGCCCTCATGGTCTGGATCGTCCTTTGCGTATCCGTATTCTGTGACAAGGATATATTTCAGCGGCGGAAGCCCTAACTTCTTCCTGCGGTACGCTATGCGGTTCAGATAGTTACCGATCCGCCGCTCTGCTTCCTCCACCGTCCCGGGAAGGTGCTTTGCGCTGTATGTAAGTGTGACGTGAAGATCCCCGGCTCCGAAATTCCCGTTGCCCAGTTGGACAAGGTAGCGTTTTGAATTTTTTTCGTTCAAGTCCTTTTGCTTTGGTTCTGATACCCGTTGACGCTTCCGGCGCTTCCCCTTCACGGCTCGTTCTGCGCTTTCCGTGCGGGGGATAATGTCAACCTCCCTATAGCCGCCGCAGTCAACCTTCTTTTCCCTGTAAAACATGATCCGGCCCCTTCCGGCTGCGCCGCCGCGCTGGCGGGCCTGGGGTCATACTTTCCCTTGATCCGCTATTCCCATATATTGACAGCTTCCAGGCTTTCCCCGGAAAGTTAATACCCCATACAAGCCCGTAACGCGGGCGCAAAACCCGCAGAAATAAAGGCGCTTTCCGCCTTTTTACGCTTGCTTTTGTGCCGTCAATGTGGTATAATTTTTCTTGCAGAATTGTCTTTATATCACATCTTTGGCACGGCTTTGACTATGGCGGCAACCATAGTCAAAGCCTTTTCCTTTTACCATTCTTCCGGCATTTCATAATCCGGCGGAAACGTGCAACCGCCCAGCAGTCCAGTTTCTTCCAGATACGCGGTGCTGTCCGCGTTCATGCAGAAATAGATCGTCCGGCCCGCGCTGTCTTCCAGGTCTTTGCACCAATCGCACCCGGCGCAATGGCAGATAACGTTCCCTAAATAGTCCCGCTCCGGTTCTTCCACATTTTCACCCCCTGCCCTTGATCTTGTCGTAGTCCTCGAACCGCTCACACGTCCAGAAGATCCGCCGATTGTTTACCCATCTTTGGAGATCCTTGTAAATCGGCGCGGCGTGTTCCCGGTCGTATACCATGACAAACGGGTTGAATTTCAGCCGCCGCAACGTGTAAATGCGGTGCAAGTCCTGTTCTAATGTGCTGTCGTAGTTGGTCAGGACAAAAACGCCCTTTGCCTGCGGCGATTTCCGGCGGTACAGTTCCCCGAACCGTCTAAAATCTTCTTCCAGGTCTTCTTCCGGGTTGTCCCACGCTAAATGCAGGTAGTCCATGCGGATCTTGTTCAGCGCCGCTATTTTGTCCGGCGTGGCAATCCTTACGTCTATGCCCTGGTTCAAGTCCACCACGGCCCCGGAATCCGCCAGCTGGCCCAGCAGGTCTTCCCAGTCCGGGCAGGCTAAAATATTCGGGTCACATATCACGATCTTTTCTTGCCCCATCCAAAATTCCGCCAGATCGGCAACCTTCACGCTGCGGCGGCCC